AAACCATGTATCCCCTGGCTGTTTTCGGTAGAGCTCAGGGTACTTCGTGTAGCAATGAAGTGTCTTGCCTGTACCGGTCGGGCCAAACAGTAGTATAACTCGTGGAGGGGCATCACGAAGAGGTTGGCAACGAAAAGCTAACTTGTCAAACCCACGGGCATATCGAACGTACAAACCGGGGTTGGCTTCAATCACTGCGTGGACATTGCCTGAATTTTTGACCAACATTGCGGCTGTGTCTAGATCCGTTCGGGCACCAGGGCCACCTATCCATTCGCCAGCTTCAACTGGCTCATCAATTCGTCCTTCTGGTTTCCGGCAGTACTCTTTTGCCTCATCTCTGGTCCCTAATCTTTTTTCGAGATGTGGTGTATCATGGAACAGGGTCTTCACGCCATTGAATCGAACAGGTTCCTTGAATTCTACGTAGCCTTGGAAGTGAGGAGTTCCACTTTCTCCCTGTTCCTTTTGAAGGATCACGTAGCGAAAGTGGTCATTTCTTTGTAGCCCTTGTATAATTTCAAGGGCTGTCTTTGTTGGGTTGTTAACTGTAAAGCACCAATGTCTAGCACGTGTACGTGGTGGTCTTGGTCTAGTTGGCATCTAAAGGTGTTAATCTTGGGGGGCACGTGGCATGAGGTTGCGGGGTAATACTTACCCGCAACCTCGGACCAGAAAAAAAATTCACTTAGAAGCTACAATTTTTTTTTGGCGGGAATTTTCAAAATTTTATACCTGAGATTTTGGAGAGCCGTGGTTCTCCTCTTGTCTAGGGGTGGCTAAAAAACAAATTGCCCGTGCCGACCTACTTCCGACTACAATAAACGATGAACGGAGCACGTGCCAAATTTTTTTCGTAGACATTGAAATGTGCAATTCTTAGAAAGGAAAATAAAAAACAACAAAAATGTCGAAACGTAGGAGAACAGGAAGCGTGGTTGTACAGAGAACAGCAAAAAGACCTATTGACAAGTGTCTTGTGGCTGTTTCACAAACTTGCAGTACCACCCAGGTAGAATCCTCATTGGGCATAGCAACTTTCCCAGCTACGCTTGTTGGTTTGCGGTGGAGTTTATCCTGGGCAAGTGCAGGATCTACTGCTAATCCCATTACTAGATGGGCTCTTGTTATTGTAAGAGATGGACTTGCTGCTAACACCATAGCGACCTCAGACGGAGCAGATTTTTATACGCCTGAAGGAGATGTGCTGGCTTTTGGCGTGGTTCAGCTGACGGAGTCTGATGTAACCGCTGGACCACAGACACTCAACATAGAAGGGCAAAGTAAGAGTATGCGAAAAATGAAGAATGGGGATCAATTTGTATTCATTACGCTATGTTCTCTTGTATCTGGAATGACCGTGAATGGTGTTATCCAGTTTTTCACCAAATCGTAAATAAATTGACAGGGCCAAGCCAAGCAAACCAAGCAACGGAAGCTAACGGGGCTGGCTGCGCGCCCCGAATATGCTTCCGAAGCAAGGATTGCAATGGAGGCTTGTCTTTACCACATAACCTGGAACTCATTCAGGGGGAGTACTCATTTCATGGCCTCGCTGTGCTCGTATACCACCCTGTGCAAATCGGCGGGTTAACCAGCCAAACCATACTGTATAAAGTATGGAAGTTGTGTTTTTATTTATTTAATTAACAAACAGTAAGTCATCACTTTCATCGTCGGTAGGTTCCGGCGTGTTCGGTCTTGTCACATTTTGGAACACGTGATCTTGGTTACATCCCTGGTACCAAGCATCGAAAAAAGATGCTTTGTCGATATAGAGATGTTCTTGGTCACTTTTGTACCACCATGTTTCATGTATCCTCCTCCTGAGGGCTTGGTAGTGCTCTTCACGATCCGTGTAGTCATACCAAAGGTATGGATGGATATTCGTAGTGATAATTATAGTTGTGGCCAATAACCCAATGAAAGATCCCTTGATCGCTAGTTGTACTGGGTATGCATCTAAAAGAATAAGAAGGTATGAAAGTGGAACTGCTGATCGCTTGCCAACGAAATCGTCCAAGAGTAGGATCTTGCCGCCTTCATATCCATCAAACCATGTATCCCCTGGCTGTTTTCGGTAGAGCTCAGGGTACTTCGTGTAGCAATGAAGTGTCTTGCCTGTACCGGTCGGGCCAAACAGTAGTATAACTCGTGGAGGGGCATCACGAAGAGGTTGGCAACGAAAAGCTAACTT